GAAAATCTTATCTGTGAGGTAAATTCGTGGGTCTAAGCGTGAAGATTGAAGTGCGCCAGCCATCGGTACTAGACCGTCTTGGGTCAGCAATAACAGATCACCGCCAAACTTAAAGAAACACCTACGGCTAAAGGTTTGACCTAGTTGCCATACACCGACTTCAGACCACGCATCAGAACTACTAGGGTTTGTACCCTTGTAAACGATAACTTCGCCCATGCTGGTAACAAAAGCGGATAGATCGTCTACCCCGTAACCAGCGTCTAAAGTCCATGTACCCATTGCTTGCAGGAAACCGCCTGACCTTGCTATTGCCCCTAATGGAAAGTCTAAAGCTGCGCCACCAATGGATTCTACGGGTAAATACCAAAAGGTCATGCTGTCTTTTTGTACAAAAAAGAGCCTGTTTTGGCACATATTGACATTAACAAACACATTGCTATTTACGCCAGTAATGCCTAAAACGGTATAAGTGCCGACTACGGTAGCGTTAGCCGCAGGAGCGGTAGCCATTGTGTAAGTAAATGCGCTTGCACCCGTGACGGTAATAACATAAGTACCGTTGTAATTGGATTCTGTAGCACCGCTAATAACAACTCGATTACCTGTAACTAAGCCATGCGGTGCAGCAGTTGTTAGAGTAGCTGTTAGATTACCTGCGCCACCCCGTGTAATGGTACTAATAGTCTGTGCGGTAGATGTAGTTGCCATCCTAAACCAGCGTGTACCGTCATAAACCATAGCGGAATCTTGACCGTTTACCGCAATAATAAAGTTGCCGCCATCGGTACTAATCATGCAATGCTGGAACTTGCTGTTAGCTAATCCCGTAAATACGGAAGTTGCAACAGAAGTCGATGCGTTATATATAACCCCGTTGGCTACGGCAAAAAGCGTATTTACGCCATCATATCCAGCGTAATTCATTAAGGTTTCTACATTACCCGTAATGCCTGTAGATGCTTGCGAATAGCCTTTTCTTAGGGTTACATCAGAAGGCGTAGGAAAGAAATTGACCAACTGCACCGCATCTAACGGTTGCATTTCAGCTAACGAATCCCTAGCGTTCCACCCCCCAATAGGAGAAGCTAAAGAAGTAGTTCTAGCGGTGTACCTTTTAGGAACTGGCATAGTTAACTGCCATAACCAGTATCAGGAATGTTAGCCCAGCCAATAAGTACAGCACTTGGTTGCGGTGCAAAAGACAGGGTAGCAGAGCCTTTATCGTTTGCCTTGGCAACGCTTAAATAACGGCTGTAATCTTGTTGCAATGCAGTAGTATCAAACGACTTGATTTGGAAGTATTTAAGTTTAGTCAGCAAGACAATAATTGCGTCATCTAATACGCTTGTGTCTGTGTCTACTGTAAAGCTATTCTTAACAGCATTAGCAGCACTTCTAACCCAGCCCTTAGAACGGTACTCAAAACCTAAGTATTCAAGGGTATTGTAAGGCGGCCATATCTCAAATTTGTTGCCAAGAATACGCCAACGAACCCGAGGGCCTGTTGAGATATATCCTGATTTAAGCCATTGCCATTGCTGTGCATCAACAGGGCCAAGCATCTGCCAATGTTGCAACTTAGACCAATGGGTGTTGTCTGTAATGGTTTCGTAATCAGGTGGTAATGGGTAAATGGTCTGACTAAAAGTAACTGTACCGCCAATAGTAGTTGCAGAAGCTAATTGGCTAGTAACTACCGTTGATCCTGCAACAGATTCAACATAAGTATCTTGAGGAATTGCTGTACCTACAATACTGTAATTGCTATTTAAGCCTGTTGTGTTAGCTACATTTAACAGGTTATAAGTACCATTTACAGTATCGCAGGTTGTGGTAATTGCTGTGGTGTAAAACCTATATTCCAACTCCAATGCTTGCCAATTGTGTTCCTTAATCAGGTCGTACCCAGCACGGTTCATAAGCGCAAGAATCTGCTGCACATCTTGGCTAGTGTTCCCTGCTACATAAGTAGGTACGGCTAAGTTAAGTTCAGCGGTGACTTGCTGCACCAATTCCAGCATTGTTGATGACATATTAGGCTTCCTCTGTGGCTACCGTTTTCTGTTTACGGGGTTTCTTTTCACCAACAGCAGCAAGTATAGTAGCCATTTGCTCTTGCATTAAGGCTAACTTCGCATCTGTTTCTGCCTTTATTTTAGCAGTTTCTAGTTCCTTTTTGGCAAGTTCTTCTTTTAAAGCGTTAATTTCATGCTCACGCTTATCGGTTTCTGCTGAAGTTGTTGCTAGATTTAAAAATGCCTTTGCCTTGTCACGGAACGCATAGGGTGACATTCCTGCAATCATTCCCATACGCTGTAACTGTTGATCTGAAGCATTTGCAATAGATTCTACCGTTTGGAACTTAATTGCCCTTAATTCTTCGGCTTGGCTTTTTGATACTAATGGCCATTCCGTTATAGGCGTTCCAACCACTTCCTCGTCATGCGCTCCTAGTCTATTCATGTAGTTAGCCCATTGAATAGGGAAACGCTGCTTATGGTTTTGTAACGCATAAGTGTCGATTTCGGTCAAAGTATCGCCAGCAACGCAGATTTGCACAAAGTCAAAGTCTTTGTAAATTGGTCTGCCAGCGTCTATGGATTCCTGCTCTTGTTGTACGGATTTCTTGTAAAAGCGTACTTGTAAACGAGCATCTGCTCCTTGTGTATCTGAAGGTAAAGCCATTTTTAAATCTCCTAAGTAGTTAGGTTGTTAAAAGGAAAAAGGGGCTACCAATTAAGGTAACCCCCTGTTTTTACTACATTTTGCTATTAAACACTAGCCTTGCCGAACCAACCATAATCGCCCGATGCCATAGAAGCACCTGACACATATGTACCTGCACCCAAGGTTGCTTGGAATGTAGATGCGTTGATTACGCAAGTAGCGGTTGAAGCCGCAATTGCAACACCAGCTTGGGCAAACACATAGCGGAAACCATCTGCGCCAAAAGTTTGCAGACCGAGTGGGCCAATAGTTGGAATTGCTACACCAGCGGAGTTTAGGTTAGTGTAAGCATTTTCACCTATATCTACACCAGCGATGGGGAGAGTTGAATATGACATGATAATTTTCCTTTTCTATAGATGTGATTAAGTACCTGTCAAAATGCCCTGTAAAGAGGCATTAGAACAAGTTAAATTACCAGCCCAACCATACAACTTCACAATCTTTCTGTTACTTTCAGCTTTCGCTTACTGACCACTTTCGTGGCGGAGCAACCTCTTCGGATCGCTCTCTAGGACTTCAAACTTCAAGTTATATCCTAGTTCAGACTATCGCTTACTCTTTCGAGTCCCTCTCACTTAGTCGTTCACGGTGGCTTTCGCCTTCCGCCCTGTCGCCTACTTCTAGGCTTCCAAGTCAATCAGAGTGGGTTTATAGACACCATTAATGCAATGTAGGTTTAGCGTCTTGGTTAATGGACTGTCTTTCGCCACCGATAGGAACAAAATTACGCTCTTTATGTGGACGGAAGAAGATGTAATTGGTGTTCAAGAGGTACATATACAATGCGTTCTCTTGTGCGCCAATACCACCACCTAGTACAACATCAGCAGACATACCGCCACCGTAGAACTTGAGGGATGCAAAACCTGCTGCACCTTCGTCTACACCAGCAATACGCTGAATAGCCTGTAATGATTCAACATAGCGTGAATACAAAGTGTTACCAGCAATAATAAGGTCAACCTTATCATTACCACGAACAGATTTGATAGCAGCAGTTGTCATAGCAGCTTGGATCAATGCAGCGGAGTTAGCACCAGTAGTTGCTTGGTTACGCCAAAAAGTCCAGTTTGCACGGTTAATACCACCGTAAGTACCGCTTGTTGGGGAAGTAGAAACAGCAGCGGCTAGACCTGTGATGTTCTTACCACCGTTACCAGTACCGTCACCATACAAATCGCCTGAAATGCGGTTCAAAAGACGGGCTTCAGAAACTTGCATACGACCATCTAACAGGTCAATGATTGCTTCTTTAGACGAGTTTTGGAGCATCTCTAGACCACTCATGGTTACAGAGTCAGCGTACTGAGTAATGCTGAACTGTGCCGCAGAGATTGGGCTATCAGGGGTGATATTTAATACTTCATCAATTTTGTTATCGTAGTGGCTCTTTATCCGCTACTTCAGTATGTCACCATACTGTTCAGACTATATCATCCCTTTCGGGTGGGAAGCTCGTGGGGGCATTACTGATTTCTCTCGACCCCTAGTCGTTACACCTTCTGTGTCCCTAGCCCTTTCGGGTTACATACACAGCTTGGCTCGGTATTATCTTTAAACTCACCTAAATTTAAAGGTTTCCACCGAATTCATCCCATTTGCTACAAAAACTTGCTTAATGCAAATTAATGAAGGGGCTAGAAGTCAACCCACTATACGAATTAGCGTTGTTAGTCGCTGGATCATTGTACATAATTTCCTCGCTCGCTGTTAGCAGTTACTAACTTCTAGTAACCCACTAGGTCATTTCTGCCTAGTTCTTGGACTTCTTGATCCTAAGTTATATCCAAGGTCAGACTATCGCTCCATCGTTTCCCGATGCCCTCTCACTTAGTCGTTCAGGCTGCTTTCGCTTGCCCCCTGTTGTCCCCTTCGGGAGTTCCAAGTCAATCAGAGAGGGTTCTCACATCTACATTCGACTGTAGAGTGACCCCATTTTTAGTTAAGGATTACATTACCACCTGAGAAAGGCCGTACATTGCCCTTTGAGTTAAGACGCTGAAGAATTGCATTGTTTTCTGTTAAGTTATCTGCCAATACTCCGCTACGACTTTGAATGGTAGTAGCGATAATATCGGTGATTGCGCTATTTGCGAATGCCATGATATTTCCTTTAATTGATTAAGTTAAACCCGACCACCTTCGGCATCAGCTAAAGAAGCTAACAACAAAGATCGTCTATCCTTTGCATCTGATTTAGACACTTGACCGCTAGGAGTAACGGATCGTGGACTAACAGCAGTTGCTTTAGCTTTAGCTACTTGCTGTGCCTTTGACGCTTGGGTATTAGCTGAACGCAGGAGTTTGTCCTGTTCCAGTTTGTACGCTTCGTCATTCATACGCACCGCTTTGGCATAAGCCGTTTCTAGGTTTGGGGCTAAACCTCGCTCAAGTAATTGAGCCATATCTTCCCTTACCATGTCAAAGTGCGGAAACCGCTCTTTGTCACTACTTACCCGACTGATTTCATTACTCAATCGAGCATTTTCTTCTTGCTCCCGTATTGCTGACAGTTGGGCAACTTGTTGCTGTGTTGCTTGAAGTTGCTGCATTAACTGTTGCTGGTACGGATCAACATACGCCTGTTCAGGCATCTGAAGTGCATCTTGATTTAATTGTATTCCATAATCTTGCGCTAGTCTATTGAAAGCATTTAGCTTTTGTTCGTAAGTTCCATTAGCTAAAGTGTAGTGCGCCCTGCCTAAATTATTGATCCAAGCGACTGGGTGAATACCGTGTTTTTGCAATTCAGGGGTAAATTGACCAATGGCTTCGGTTAATTGCCGTGCATTGTCGGCTTCTGCTTTATAGGCAGAAACGCCCTTTTTGTACTCGGATTCCCGTTGGTTGGCGTATTCAGCAAACTTAGCAAACTCTGCCTTATCTAGCGGTTTGCCTTCTTGCATCTTGTTCCATACTTCTACATACTCTTTTTTCCAAGTAGTAGGGCGTTTTATTTCCTCGTCAGGAACATCACTAGCTTCTGCCACCACGTCAGATTCTTCAGCACTATCTTGACTGGAACTGACTTCTTGGCTCTTGAAACGACCCTTTTCGTCACGGTCGTTGCTTTCTTCAACGCTGGTTTCTTCGTTTTCGGCTTGGATTGGATCGTCATTTACTTCAATCTCCTTTTCTACAGGGGTTTCAAGTGTGCCTTCTTCGGCTTGGTCTAAAGCTGCTTCAAGTAATTCTCTGCGGTCATCTGACATGGTTGTTCCTATCGGTAAGAAAGTTTGGAGTAAGCAATCTCAGCAATCTGCCGTTTACGGGCTTCCTGCTCTTTGCGGCTAAATTCAGGTGCTTTTTGCTGCATTGGCACAGCATCGCCTATTTCAACGCAATTGTTACGCTTTAAGTTCTCACGGTGTGCGGATCGGCTGCCTACCCATGTACCGTCAGCCATGCTTATGTGACCTGCAATGTCAGGCATCACCATAGGGGCTTCCCTAGACTTCATGGCTACCTTGTCTTGCCATGATGCTTTGGCGGCTTCTTCACCAATGGTAGGTGTCCACCATTCTAGGAAGAATTCCTCGTCAGTTTGCTTAACTTCAACATGATTTTGTTGGAAATATCCGCAATTCGGGCAAATCATTACATTCTCCTTATGATTTCGGGTAATTGGTCGTATTCATTGGGTCTAAGTAGGCAAATACTGTCGTACCAACGGGCATTTTTCCACCGCCAGCATACAAATTCTTCTTTTGGAAGCAAAACTACGCATTTCACGCCTAAAGCACCAGCAAGATGGGCTGTTCCCGTGTCTACAGTCACGATTCCTTTCATGGCTTTGATGTGGGATGCGGTTTGTACCCAGTTTTTCTTCCAGCCATCGTTGGGAAGTGGGTGAAATAGCCCATCAGAGTTAGGATTTAGCGAATATGCGTCATCTCCGACCAATTCAGCCATATGCTCATTGGCAATTGACTTAATGTAGTACAAGGTTTGCTTAGATGCTTCCCAATTTACCCCGATCTTAGGTGGAATGTTGCTTGGAATAGCGTGTAAATAGCCTTCTGAACCTACAATTTTCTTGCGTGTTACAGGAAACATCGCCTTGACTATGGGATGCTGTAGCGAAATGTAGTACGGCAACGACATTGAACCAATCCAGTAATCAGATTCAATAGCCGCACCTTGCGTTAAATCGTTGCTGAACACATCTACAGCGTGGATTTGCCCTAAAAGGTGGTGCAATGTGCCTTCCTGTAGGACTACGACCTGTTTTGCCCCTAAAGCCTTTAAAGCAGGTAGAAAACGGGCAAACATAATAATGTCACCAAAGCCTTGTTCCATCTGTACGGTGATCGACTTGCCGATTAAAGGCTCGCCACGCCATACAGGCATTTTTAAGGCAGGGGCGTAAGGCTGGGCTTGTTTGGCAATGATGTCAGGATGCCAGCGGTATTCAAACCCCCTAAAGCCAGCTTCGTATCTGCCAGCGTGTAGGTGTTCGTAAGCTAGTTTATATTGTGCGTCTGCACTTATATCAATAGTAATAATGCTGCCTCATCGTCTAGTTCCTCTAGGCGTTGGGCTTCCATTACTCGCAATTGCTCTTTTATGAGATATTGCTGGTTTCTGTAAGCTACTGCCGCAAGGATGTTATCCCGTTGTGCTTCAAGGTAGCTTATAGACCGTTGTAAATCTTCTGTCGCAGCTAACGGTATATCAGCCTTAACCTCTTGTTTGGATTGTACTTTAGGTTGCTTAACTTTAGCAACAGGATCAATTAAATCTTTAAATGCTTGCTTGCGTGAGGCATTAGCATCTTTGGTGGCCTTCTCTAATAAACGCTGCCGTTCACCAATCTTTTGCTGTAGCTTTTGAATCCGCTTTAGTTCTTCAGGTGTCCAATGCCCGCCATCATCCCCACCTGCGGGTTCAACATTGATTTGAAATGCGTTGTTTTGGAACGCATTAGCTTGAAAAGCGGTTTGAAACAATTAGCAGTCCTCAGCACCAGCGTAATCGCTAAAAGTCTTTAGAACCTCGTAGATTGCAGGGATTAAATCACCCTTTAAATCTTCCATACCGATGTAATGTGCGTTTTCTTTGACTGTAGCCATGTTGGCATGCCTTGCATCTTCGTTGTAATAGATTGCAACTTGAACTTGGATTTGGTCTTTTGTACCAAAGAAGTTAGTAATTCGAGCGTAGGCTTCGGGGGCTGGTACGCCAAATTGGGTTTCAACTGCTAGTTTTAGTGCCATGTAAATCTCCTTAGAAAGTCATTTCGGTTGTGCGGATTTGGCAAACTGTTCTAATAGTCGTTGCCGCTTGCCCTGTAAAAGTAACTCTTAAACCACCGTTAGTAGTATCGGCTGTTACTGCAATAGCCCATGTTGCCGCCCCAGCATCAGCATAGGTAGAGGTTACTGTAGGTGTTCCGACTAAAGCCGTAGATGCCGCATTAGCACCTCGTTTAATTACACCCTCAATAGTCCAGCCTTTAGTGTTACCACCGCCAGTTACTCCTGATATGACTTCTCCAGTAAAGAAGTAAGCAGAGTTGTTAGGTAGTATTACTTGGTTTGTTGAGCCTGCCGCAGAATTAGCTGAAGATAGTGCTGTAGCTGTAGCATCGGTTGTTTGTATAGCAAGAACAAGTAAAGCGGCTTGAGATGCTCCTGCTGTTGAACCGAGAGGGTCAAAACAAGCAGGAAAAGCATGATAACCAGTAATACTTCTAGTTGTGCCACGCCTACCACCCATAATTGCAGAATTTCCACCACTAGCGGCATGATTATCACCACCGCCTATAAATGAACTACCAGCAGATGAATTATTAGATGTACCACCAGCAATTGTTGATAATTGACCGCCAGCAGTATTATTCCAACCACCACCAATGAAAGCTGTTATACCGCTTGCTAAGTTTGCAAAAGTATTTGTGCCGTCTGTACCACCTCCACTAACAACAGAACCAGCACCACTAGCTGTGTTTTTTCTACCGCCACCAACAAAACTCCAATCGCCACTAGCTACGTTTCGGTTTGCTGCTGTTCCAGCATCGCCACCGCCTCCAATGAAGCTATATGAGCCAGTTGCCTGATTGTTACCGCCACCGACTACAACACCGTGAGGAGTATAAAAGGTTAGAGTGCTTGTAGATGAACCTGATGCGTTTTGGGAAAGGGTAAGGCTTGTTCCTGATATGGCGGCTACATAGGTGTTTGGAAAAGATATTGAAGTGCCTGTTATTAACTGACCAACTTTAATATTTGCGTTTGAGCCTGACAGCGTTACGGCTGTAGTTCCGTTCATTGTGCCGCTTTGAGTGGTTACGGCAGTTGCCGAAGTTCCACTATTAGTAAATCCACCACCAATAAAGTTGTAATAACCATTCGAAGTATTACCAGAACCACCTACAATAACAGACAAAGTACCGTTATTTGTGTTGCTTGAGCCAGCACCAGTAAAACTTTGAAAGTTATTTGATGTGTTTGAACTTCCACCAACAATTACACTTTCATATGCAGTACAGTTATTTTGATACCCACCCCCAACAAACGCACCAGTACCAGCGGTATTACGCTGACCGCCAGCTATTGTTGAATACGAACTACCAGCTACTTGTGAAGCCGCACCTCTTAATGTCTGCCAATCAACAGCATTAGCACCCCTAGCATTACCACCTGCTGTAGTAGATGTAGTAGCTTGTGCTTGTAATGCGCCTGTTCCTGCTGGTTGTAAATACAATGCACCAGTAGACAGTAAACCTATTTCAGATACTCCACTAAAGGATAGGGTAGGAGTTCCATAGACTGCTGTAGTGGTTGTGGGGATGTAGGTGTTTAATGTGCTACCGATTTCAAGCTGTGGTGCGGCTACTGT